GCAAATGCAACCTGCCCTCTACCAGTATTAACACCAAAATTTATATTAACCACTTCATCATTAACAAATCCGCTACCATTAACGACATTATAAGAAACGATTGCATTTGTTATAATCGTTGAATCTTCTTGTCTTCTAACATAATATAAAGGTGTCGCAGAATTTTCGTTATCATAATAAGGTTTGTAATATTTATATAGTTGTGGAAAAAGAGTATTATACTGTGCAATCGTAATTGGATCTTGATTGTCATACCAATTGTTTCTATAATATTTAATTTTATTCATTGCGCCAGCAAGACTGTTATATTTTTTTATAATATAGTTATTAAACGAATTCTGGTCTAGATACCAATCATAATATGGATCTATAACTTTATTAGAAAAATAAAGAATCCAACTCATATAATCATCGTTATAATATCTGTCAGCGATATTGTCTGCTCTTTCTTTTTCGCTGAGCTGATACTGATAGTATAAAAATGGATTTGAATATATTTTCTGAAGAACTGCTGCTCTTTGTGTGATATCTAGAGCTAGTGATCCATTGTATAATATAACAGGGAATTTTTCGAAATATTTTTCCATTTTTTAACCTTTATCGTGTTTGTTCCGCTTACTTATAATCGTTTTTAGTCCAGTATTCGATTTCAAGAAGTTCAATTGCAAAATCTATTGCTGTTGGCGCATTGGTTCCTTTAAAAAACGAAGGCGAAGAACCAGGAGCAAAATTAGCAGTAACTGAAGTAACTACGCAGGGTTTAAAAGTATACAAATAACTATCGGATGGGTATAATTTAATAATAGCAATATCTGGATAAGTAAAAAGAATGGCGCTGGTTTGATCTAAATTGGGCAGCATATGATATTTAAACATTTGAATAATATCTTTGGCTTTATTTGATTCTTCCACGCTTGATGGTGTGAACCTCCAGCTAAAGCTGTGTGTTTTAAAATTTGGGGCTTTGAATAAAACAGATAAAAATGGATTAACAGCAATACCAGTTAACGAACTTATAGTATTTCCAAGAAAAGAATTATTAACAACTCCAGCGAATGCTCCAGCAGCTGTTTTAGCAGCCACACCACCAACCTTACCAGCGTTATCAGTGAGGGCCGTAGCTACTGATTCTACACCATTAATATTTTGAATATTTTTGCTTAAATTAGATATTAATGAGCTCGAATTAACACCGCCTGCATTTAAAATGGCTTCAGCAGCAGCACCAAGAGCGGGGCCCATGCCATGAGTGTCATAATTAACAGAAAGAGTGTCTCGCAGATTAGCAGGTATTGGTAAACGCGCACCACCAACAGGCAGCAAAACTCCATTGTCTGTAGTTGATCTTTTTTGGTATTTCTCAAATTTGATTTGCATATAATATGCATTACCAGAAACGTTTAATAAATCTGAAGGGTAAATAATATCTGGGGAAAAACGATCAGAAGATGCATCATTAGGTAGAGCGCCTTTTACAGTGTTTATAAATGTTTTAGCCCCTTTTTGTGCGAATTGATACGCGTCAGTAAATGCATTTGATAACGTATTTGTTGTGTCTGACATATTCTATTCTCTATAAATAATAAGTTATTTGTATTTATATTGGATAAAAAAGATGGCTTATCATCAAGGCAAATTTAAACCAAAAAATCCAAATAAATACAAAGGTGATCCAACTAACATAGTTTATCGCAGCTCGTGGGAGCTAAAGTTGATGATGCGATTGGATTTACATCCGGATATTATTTGGTGGCAATCAGAAGAATTTTTTATTCCATATCGTTCTCCTATCGATAATAAAATGCATCGTTATTTTGTCGATTTTCTTGTAAATATAAAAAATAAAGAAGGCGTAGTAGAAACATTGTTAATCGAAGTAAAGCCAAAACATCAAACAGTTCCACCAGTTAAAAATTCAAATGTTAGTAAAAAATATATTAAAGAAGTTTTTACCTGGGGCGTAAATGAAGCGAAATGGAAAGCAGCACAGGAATATTGTAAAGATCATAATTGGAAATTTGTAATATTTAATGAAGATCATTTGGGAATAAAATAATGGCATCATATATTTTTCAACAACTTGCCAAACGTGGTAAAGCAGAGGGAATTGACGAAACAATTCGTCAAAAAGATGCACGCGTTTGGTTCCGTGAAGCTGCCAAAAATGTTACTAATGTTAATAAAACAAAAATGATGAACGATAAAGATAATGTAGCTGATAGTATTGATTACAAAAGTATTGGCCGCATGTATATGTTTTTTTACAGCCCAAAAATGAAAAAAGAACTTCCATACTATGATACATTTCCTCTTATATTTCCTTTAAGCTTTTATCCAGATGGGTTTCTTGGTATAAATCTTCATTATCTTGCGCCAATACTCAGAGCAAAATTGATGGATACACTTTACAATACTATAAACAATACAAAATACGATGAAACAACGAAACTAAAACTGTCGTATGATATTTTAAATTCGGCTTCAAAATATAAATATTTTAAACCTTGTTTAAAAAGGTATTTGTGGGATCATGTTCAAAGCAAATATCTAAATATAGAGCCAAGAATGTGGGATGCTGCATTGATGTTGCCAACAGAGCGATTCCAAAAAGTTTCAAAAGAAACAGTGTTCAAAGAGTCTCAGAAATTAATAGGATAAAAAATGGTTGGTTTTCGTATAGATGAATTTTCAAGTCATATTGTTTCAGCTGGAACTTTACAAACAAACAAATATTTTGTTGAAATAGCAGCGCCAGATGGTCTTCCGAGTAGTTTATTTGACTTCGGTGGTATCGCTAGAAAGTTAGCATTTAGAGCAGAAACAGTGCGTCTACCTGGAGCATTTTTTGATATCATAACAAATCGGGAACATGGGAACGGAACATCACAAAAATTTCCAACTAATGTAAATTTTAATGATTTACCAATATCATTTATTGATGATGGTAATAATAGCATCTATAAACATTTTTATAATTGGCTAAATTTGATATTTGGATTTTCTACAAAAGGTCGTCGAACTAACGAAATAGAATACAAAAAAAATTATGTAGTTGATATAATCGTTCGTGTATTTGATAATGCTGGTTATCTTATCACCAGTGCAGTATTCAAAGAGGCTTATCCAATCGCGTTAAATGATATCAATTTAAGCTGGTCAGATAATAATAATTTACTCAGAAACAATGTTACGTTTTCATTTACTGACTGGTATTTGCAAACTGGGTTTCTTGATACAAGCGTTTTAGCTAATTTATTCAGTTCTCCTGCAGATTCTCAGCCCTCAGCTGAAAATAACAGCGCTGACAAATTTCAGCCTGTTAGAACAGAGATAATTCTAGAAGAACCTCTTATTGATCCGCGCTTAGATGCAAAAAAGTATGTAAATTCATAAACTAATAAAAAGGATTTTTATCATGGCTTTACCAAAAGTGAAACACCCTCTTCATGTTTTCACAGTTCCTTCTACTAATAAAAAATGCACTTTTAGACCTTTTCTTGTTAAAGAAGAAAAGCTATTATTGATGGCAAAAGCTTCTGAAGATCCAACAGAAATGTTCAGAGCTATTAAACAAAATATTAACAACTGTTCTATTGATACAGATTTTGATATAGACAAACTAACAATTTTTGATATGGAATATTTGTTTCTTCAAATCAGAGGTATATCTGTAAACAATATTATCAAAGTATCATATAAAGATAAAGAAGATGAAAAAGTATACGATTTCGAAATTGATATTCAAAACATCAAAGTAGATTTTCCAGAAGGTTGTGAAAAAGTAATTAAAATTACAGAAGATATGGGATTACAAATGAAATACCCATCTGCTTCAATATTCAACGACACAGAATTTTTTAATAATGAAGACGATTCAATGTATGAATTGATCGTAAAATGCGTTGATAAAATTTATGATGGTGATGAAATTTATGATCCAAAAAATTATACAAAAGAAGAAGTTGAAGAATTTATGGATGATTTGGGGGTTGAAACATTCACCAAAATTACAGAATTTATGGGTAAAACACCAAAATTAAAATATGTTATTGAATATAAAAACTCAAACGGAAACGATAGAAAAATTGAACTAAACACGTTAACAGATTTTTTTACCTTGGGCTGAGCCATAATACTTTAGAAAACTATTATATCTCTTTGTTTTCTATGGTTCAGCATCATAAATATTCATTAACTGAAATTGAAAATATGATACCCTTTGAGCGCGATTTGTTCATTGACATGATAATGCAACATTTAAAAGAACTCGAAGAGCAAAGAAAAAATGGCTAAATTTGAGTCAAATCAAGAAGAATTTACTACCCAAACTCAATCTGTTGAAAATACAGATGTGGTTGGAGAAACTTCTAATTTGCAAAGTATTAACGAAAAATTAGTTGATCAATCTATAAAAATTTCTGAAGAACACTGGGTAAAATCATATTGGCGCCCAGCGATGGGTTGGTTATATATGATAATATGTTTGGTTGATTTTGTTATTTTTCCACTATTTTCTATGTTTACCCCAGTAATTTATAAAATGAATGGTGTTAATGGTGTTTACATTCCATGGCAAAGTTTAACACTAAGTAACGGAGGACTTATTCATTTGTCATTCGGTGCTATTTTAGGTGTTGCTGCTTGGTCTCGTGGTAAAGAAAAACTTATGGGGGTTGCGTAATGCCATTACCAAAAAAAATAAATTCAGAAAAACTTATTAAAAACAAACAAGTTGGTTCGCTTGCAAAAACATTTCCAAATTTAAGCAAATTAAAAAATGATAATGACAAACAAGCAAAAAATAGAGCCAAATTTTTTGCCGAGAGAGATTTTGAAACATCATCAAAAAATGTTGCTGATCAAATAAATGTTTCAAACAAATTAATTAAATTATCGATTGCAAATTTTGATAAGCAAAATGTTTTACTTGAAAAATTACTTAAAAATTACAATGGGTCGTATAACGGAATCCCAAAAAACATAAGCGACAAATTAAAAATAGCTGCTGGTGCAGGGATAGGTTTACTTGGCGCTGCACGTGCATTAGGATCTTTGTTAGGAAGATCTCTAGTATCAGCGCTTCCCGAAGTAGCTACCTTACGCCGAGCAGCTACCTTACGCCGAGCAGTATATAATTTTATTAAAAACCAATTTAGCTTTTTAAAAAAAGGGTTGATACAAAAGCTTGCTATTAAAGTCACTGAAAAATTAATTGTTAGATTAGGGCCAATGGCAGCTTTAAATGCTATTCCAGTTGTTGGCGCTGCCGTTGATATTGCCTTGATTATTGCCTTGATTTATGAAGTAGCAGAAGAATTAGGTATAGATTTAGGTATAAATTTAAGTGATCTTAATCCAATTGGAATTAAACCATTAGGCAAAGGCGAAGAAGCTCTTTTAAATAAACTAGATCCGGGCAGACAAGAAAGAATAAAAAGAAATCAAGAAATAACTGCCCGGATAATTGCATTAGAAGATGCAATCAAAAAAGATGAAGCACCTATATCTGCATTACAACAAACATTAGAATCTTTGCAGAAAAAATATGAATCTGCTTCTGACGAAAATACGAAAAAAAATTATGAAAAACAAATTAACGATACAGTTTTAGAAATTGGAAAATATAGGTTCAAAAACGAGCAAAAACAAGAAGAAATAGATAAATTAAAAGATCAACTTTTACCAAAAATGCCTGAAGAGCCTGTATCTGGTTCAAATATATTACCTAATTTGCGTAAAATTTCTTATAATGATAACTATAATAAAATTATTTTTGATGCTAATAAAATAACATTTGATGGTAATTTTAGTTTAGAAAAACAAAAAACACCAGAAATTGGTGGATCTGGTGGATCTGGTGGAATAACAGCACCTATTATCAGATCGATGTATACGGGTGGAAATGGTGGAAGCGTAGGAGGCTCTATGCCTTCAAGTAGTGGGCCCACTACCAGAGTATCTGCTACACCAATTTCTGGTGTTTCAAATATAAATTCAACCAGTAAAAACCAAACAATATCTGCGAAAGAAGTAATAAATTTCTTTTTACAAAAAGGTTGGACATTAGAACAGTCGACTGCAATAGCTGGTAATTTACAACAAGAAAGCTCATTAAACGCATCTCTTAACAACACAAAAGAAAAAGCTTATGGTCTTGCACAATGGCGTGGAGACAGAAAAGACGATTTTAAAATTTGGGCAAAAAAAGATATTACAGAATCCAGTGCTATTGAACAATTAGAATTTATACAATACGAGTTAACCCATAAAGAAAGTAAAGCTGGTCAATCATTAGCTAAAACAAAAACATTAGAAGAAGCTACTCGCGTGTTTGATAAAGAATATGAAAGATCAAAAGGAACTGAAATTGATCAAAGAATTGCTTATGCTAAAGAATTTTACGCTCAAAATAATCAAATGGTAAAAAACACAAATAATAATTTTAATAGATCTTCATCAACACAAAATATATTAGATCAAGTAAATCAAGTAAACCCCCAAACATATAATAATTATTATATGCCACAGCAGACACAAACACAAACACAAACTTCTTCAATGGTAACAGCTTTTATTGATGATATATCGCTTAACTCCCGTATAAAAGAATCGTTTTCACAGGTAATGGTAGGATAAAATGGCAGAAAAAGGTTTAACTGAAGAAGATCTAGCCAAGCTTGGTCCCGCTGCGCAGAAACAGATTGAAGAGCAACTTGGAGAAAAAAAACTTCCAACTCCAAAAAAGAAAAAAGTTAAAAAAATTGCTGGTCTGATTGATGAAAAAGATATTGCGAATTTAAGTCCATCTGCGCAAAAACAAATCAGGGAACAGTTAGAAAAAAAAGCTGCATCAAAACAAACTTTAGAACTTCCAAAAACTGAATCAGATCCAGATCCAGTCACAGATTTTTCTGCAAAAACTGCTGCTAAAACAGAAACAATACCTGAAATTTTATCAAAAATATTTAATTTTGTAAAAGATAAACTCACCGAAAAAGAAGAAACTAAAAAAGAAGATAATATCAGCAAAAATTTTAATGGTATTGCTGAGCAAATATCAAATACAAATAAATTATTGAATATGACTTTGACAAGTCAGAAAAAAACAATTGATTTGTTGGAAAAATTAGTTGATAAATCTGGCGGAAATGATTTACTTTCTTTGTTTAGTGGTATGCCTGGATGGTTTGGAAATATTGCTAAATCTTTACCAGGAATCGCTAAAGGAGGGTTTTTAGCCACAGGAATAGTTTTAACTGGTATGGGTTTACTCAAACCAGACGAAAAAGAAAAACCAAATACAGATGGTAACAAAACTGAAAAAGAATCTGCACCAGAACCATCTGCACCAGAACCATCTGCACCAGAAAGTCCTGCAGTTTTGGGCGACGAAGTTGATGAAGCTCCCCCAGCACCGCCTCCTGTTTCTACACCAGAAAAAATAATTAGTGGGCCCCCAGGCGATAATAATCCACAACTTCCACCAATTACACGAACACCAACAAAACCAAATCCACCACCAATTCGACCAGCAAGTTATGGAAATAATCCAAATATTTCTACAATAAGCGCAGAAGAAATAATATTCAAAGCGAAAAATTTTAGTTTTACTGGTGATCAAACGAATGATTATACCAATAAAGCTCCAATAACAACTGCGTCCTTTAACCGACCTATGGCCATTCCTGGAATAGGAGGAAACAAACCGAAACTTGCAACTGTTACTTCAAAAAGCGGTGCCACTGCGCAAGTGCATCCGAATTTTGCCAGTCAGTTTCAAGGATTAGTAGATGATTTAGAAGCAACTGGGTATAAAATCAAAGAAATGGGTGGATACGCAGATAGACAAAATGTTAATGATCCCTCTAAAAAAAGTATGCACGCGTATGGAGCTGCTATTGATATCAACCCAAGCGATAATCCAAATGGTGGAACAAAAACAAATCTACCAAAAGAAACTGCAGCTATAGCTGCGAAAAATGGTCTTGGCTGGGGTATGAATTGGAGCTCAATAAAGGATCCGATGCATTTTTCCGCAGCGCCAGAAGAAGGCGGTCAAACAACACAATATAGTGGTGGGAATGATGGAGTGAGTGGACAAACCCCATCTCCAGTTATGCGTGATTCGAATAAACCGGTGCCTCCAAGTATTTCACCAATATTAAATGCTTCTTCCCAAGCAGATATAGCGAATAGAGCGCCACCAGTGCCTATGGACAGCAATGTAGTAATTCCAAACCAAACTGAACCAAATCAGCAAGTCGGTAATATAGATTATAAAATTGATCCAAATGAACCTGGCAATGTAGAACCTCTTGATGCAAGCGTCAGATATAGGGAACTTTTTGGAATGATAGTATAAAAAAGGGAGCATTTCTGCTCCCCATTTTCAGTTATTTAGACGCAAGTCGTTTAAAAAACTCCATGTCGTCTTCATCTTCAATCTCAACTTCTACTGCTTTGGTTTTAGTAGCAGGAGCCTCGCGGCGTGGTAGAACTTCTTCTGGTTCTGCTTCGCGTGAACGATTCTGTTGAAGTTTTGTTTTTTCGTCAAGACCAAGAACTTTATTAAGCTTTCCTTTTAGCTCATCATAACTTTTAAAGTTAGAATGGTCAAGGAAAGCTTGTAGAGAATACTGGCGTTTCCAAACTGTTTCCATTGCATCATCATCCTCAAAAAGTGGTGAAGCTGCAGCAAATTCAGATTTATCATAGTTACGATAACCTTCAACGTTACGAATTTTCAATTTAAAATTCGCACCAGCCCAAAAGTCAAAGGGGTTCAATGGTTTTTCGTCAGCGAACTGAGGATTCATTGTTTCATTAAGTTTATCAAAAATCTTTTTGCCAAATTTAAAGAGAAAAACTTTACCATTATTTTCTGGGTTTGCTCCATCTTGAATAACATAGATATTCGCAATGAAGTTTAACTTACGTTTTTGCTCGCGAGCCTGTTTACGAGTAGGAGAGTTATCATCACTAGAAACATTCCATAGCATACTATTCATTTCACTTACTGGATCAGGTTTACCGATAGTTGTAAGTGAATTTTCAATATACCATGAACCAGTTGGACCTTTAAATCCATGCTCAAACATGCGAATGAATGGAACGTCTTCATTAGCGGGAGCTGGTAAAAAACGAATTACGGCATATCCGTTACCAGCTTTGTCAACGTTTGGATACCAAAAACGATCGTCTTTTTTGGAGTCACCACCGCTAAGTTTGGTTAGTTCTTGTGTAAGCTTTTCGAGTGAATTTTTACCAGAAGAAGCTTTAAGTTTTGAGAAATCCATTTGTATATTCCTTGTATATTTGTATATTTTATGAAGCTGGACAACTTACCCAGCCAAGTATATTTATACTTGATATTTGCCGAAAAGTCAAGTTTTTTCTTTCACTGTTAAATATTTCGTGCCACCATCCCAAGGCATAAAAGAAGAAATATCAGTATATTCAATATTATGATTTGTAAACGTTGGAACAAAATCTTTTTCAATATATTTTGCATTATCAATATTAAAAATTTTGTTTGAATAAGCAATTAACCAG